AGCTTCTCCTTGAGCATCTTGATCTCGGCGCCGCTGACCATGAGCTGCTGAGCGAGTTGGTGGATCTGGGCCTGCGCTTGTTGCATCGGGAGATCGGGGGCCTCGCCGAGGGCCTGCGGAGGCACCATACGCTTGAGCCTGATCGCCGCTTCGTCGGCACCCGGGAAATCCCCTGCGCGGAACAAGATATCGCCGATGAGCGAGGCCATTTCCGGAGCCTGGGTGAGGATCAGAGTGAAGGCGTTGAAGGCCTCCTCCCGGCGAGTGGCGTACGCAGGGCCGACATCAGCCTGGACCTCGTACTTGCCGATATTCGGGTTCAGGACCCTGGCCGCGGTCTTCCCCAGGTGGTTGAGCTTCTGCTGGAATGCGACCTGGGCCTGGGGGTTGACCTCGACTTCCTGGGTCGTACCGTCTTCCGCCATGATCAGCAGCACTCGCCGAGTGTCATAGATCTTGGGGATGAGGTCGAGGATGATCTTCCCAGTGTGGCGGATGGCCAGAGCCAGGTTGTCGATGTAGTGGTAGGTGCTGTTGTCGCCCTTGCGCTGCCTCGCGAGGATGGCCTGCCCGGTGCGCTCCGAGCCCTGCTGCCCCATCTGGGGTTCGTACTGGCCGGAGACCATCTGCATTTCCATGCCAGCGGTCTGCATGCCCTGCAAGTACGCCTGGGCCATCACCGGAGGTTCCTGGCGGGTAGGCGGGGGCAGGGGCTGACCATCGTCCGAGAAGGCATTATAGGGCAGTACCGCGTGGTTCTCCCGATTAGCGGTCTCCCAGTAAGTCTCCTGCCCTTCGATGCTCTCCGCTGCAGCCATATAGGGCATCTTCGCCTGGAGGGCGACCTGCTCCACCGCGCTTGAGGTCCAGTAGTTGTACATGCGCTGGGCGTCCTTGAGTGCGCGAGTGTGGCCCTTCCGATCCAGCCGACCTTCGATCAGGGTCTCCTCGCCGATGACGCGGACCAGCGGGATGTACTTCCCAGGCCAGATCTTCTTCTCCTTGATCTTGTCCCCCACGACCTTGTACCACTCGATCGTGCAGGTGGTGGTGTCGCGGAGTTGGGTATCCGGGTCGTCGAGGATCCCCTCCAGAAGTTCCGATGGCACCGCGCTCTTGAGTACGCCCACCCGCTGCTTGGTGAGAGGGTGGGTGAAGCTCACGAGGATATCGGGAGTCTCGACCTTGCGGAAGTACTCGGCGATGCGGACTCGATCCCCCCTGATCCAAGCGTCGTCGTTACCAAACGGAGCCGTGGGGATGTCGTCCTTGAGTTCCGGGTACTCCTTCTCGAACTCGTCCTTGTCCATGTCAGTGAACACGAAGGCGAACTTGGCATCGCTGCCATCGCGCTTGCGGATGTCTGGGTCCAGATACACCGAGAGGGGGTTCGGGACCTCCAGGATGAAGATGTCCTGGTCCATGGACTTCTCGTCCACGTAGTCCGTGGCAACGCGCCAGTAACCCCAGCCAGCTTTGACCTGGAACTCGGTCGCCATGTCGTAGGCGACGGAGGCCCCAGATTGGTACTCAATATACCGCATGATCCCTTCCAGGACCTGAGCCGACTCGTAGCTGGCCCCGCCACCCACCGGCCGGATGCTGATCCCAGCCTTGTTCTGCTTCGAGTCGTTGATGATCTGGAGGCAGTGCTGGCGGGTCTTGTTGATGGTCAAGCAGGGGCGCTGATTGCCCACCCGGCCCTGCCAGAGTTCGTCCGGCCACTGCCAGTTGTTCTCCGAGTCCCCGTTGGCGAACTTCAGGTCCTCCAGAAACAGTATCCGTGCCATGCCCTCGAAGTCCTGGCACTTCTTAAACCGCTCTTTCGCCTCTTTGACGATGGTCTCGTCGCTTTGCTTCTTAGTCATTTTGCTCACCTTCGATCTGGAGGCGATCACGGAATTGAGCCCAGGCCTCAAGGGACTTGGTCACAGCAAGATCCCAGCGCAGATACGCAGCACACCGCTCCTTGGAACCCTTCGGATAGGAGGTGATGACCTCTTTCCGAGCCTCCACGAGTTGTGCATGGCGCACGAGGAGGGCTTGGATCTTCTGCACAGTGCCAGACATCATTGCTTCATCCAGCCTAGAGGGTTGGGTGGGGTGTTGTCACGACGGAGGCGGAGAGTGGACTTGATGTTATCCAGCACGGTGGCGCCGCCCCGACCAGGGCGCTCCTTAAGGCCGACTGCCAAGTAGCGGAAGCCGTCCGCGCCGTGGGATGCCCAGTCATGGACTGGTTGACGGGAGAGGGTGCCCTCGGCCCGACCAGCAGTGGGCTCGCTCACGACTTCGTAGCGGTAATGGCGAAGGGCGTTGAGCCCTTGCTCGCACTTGATCTTGTCAAACCAGATGCTGGGGAACATCGTGCGGACTGCGTTGATGCCGTCCTCTAGGCGCAGGCGGGGCACGATCCGGACTTTCTTGCCCGAAGCTCGGATGATCTCCTCCACGGACTTGCCAGTGCCTAGGCTCTTGGCCTTGGCGTCAGGCGGCAGCCAGAACGTGTCGTAGATGTAGGGGCGGTTCTGGCACTCCATCAAGTACCAACCGATGGGCTTCTGGGAGTTCTCCAAGTAGTCAATCACTCGGATCTCGAACCCCACCTGCTGGGCGAACCAAACGCAGGTGCTGTCAGCCCAGCCCAAGTCCCAGAACGTATGCACAGGCTTCAGCGGCTCATACGGCACACTCCCAATATGGCCGTTGACAGTCGCCACCCGGAGTTCCTTGGCGTAGACCGCCCCCTCCAGCATGAGCTTGCAGTGGCCTTCCCAGACATTCAAGTACCCGTCGGGGTCCGTGGCCTGCATGTGGTCCTTGGCAGCCCGCATGGGCTCCGTGAACCAGGGATTGTCGCGCCAGGAGATCTCCACCACAACCGCGCCCGGAGGTGGGTGGAGGACCCACCGCTGGTAGGTGTCATCCGTTTCGAGTTCCGGGTTGAAGGAGATCCAGATCTCGGAGCCAGGTTTGCGGATCGTCGGTATCAATATGTCCCAAGAGGACTTGGTGACGGCCTGGGCCTCTTCCACCCAGCACACGTCCACACCCTCGTAGGACTTGATCTTCCGGGTGTTCTGGCGGATGCCCTCGAACGAGAACTCCGTCCCGACTTTGGAGCGGATGTTGGACTGGAGGATCTCGTATTCGCCCTGGAGGCCCAGGAGTTCGATCTGGTCCGACAGGAGCTTGTGCACCGAGTCCTTGATCGAAACCTGGAGTTCGCGGGCACAGAGAATGCGAATGGGGCGCTTGGCGCCTTCGATGAGCAGCGCCCGGGCGATCCCCCAGGATTTCATCCCGCCCCGGCCACCGTAGAGCACCTTGTACTGGTGGGGCTCGAAGAGCACACGGAGCTTGGAGGGGAACTGGACCGCAGAGACGGCAGGGGCCACAGTACTCGGGATGCTCATGCTCGCCTCCGCAGCCACGAGGTTACGGTCCCAGCACTTGTGGGCTTATCTTCGTGATTGGTGTGTCCAGCCCCCGGCCACGGCAGATGCCAGACCGCCGCTCCGGGTGCCCGCAGCGCCTCTTCCAGCGAGTGCACCACTCCGCTCGACTGGGGAGTCAGGGCCTGTGCAGCCACAACGCCCCGCATTGGCTTGCCATAGACCATTTCCAGCACGGGTTTGTAGAGCAAGTAGAGCTGCCGCCGTGCCTCCGGAGTGTCGGTGAGCTTACACTCCAGCACCACCACTTCGCTTGGGCGGACCTGGAACAAATCCGGCTGACAGTAGCCCAGACCATGGAAGTCCTCGAATTGGAACCACTGCCCGTGGACCCAGCCGGAACCCAGGGCCTTGGCTACCGCCCGCTCATACCGAAGGCCTTTGAGCCTCGCCCCACTTGAGCGCGAAGCGGCGTGAGGGCACTCTGCCTCCATCGCCCACTTCAGCCCTACGATAGTACGAGACCTGGCCACAGCGCTACTCCACCTGGGTAAAGTCGACGTAGTAGGACTTGCCGATCACCAGCTGCGCCGCGGCCGCGGGGTTGTCGATCTGGAACTCCGCAAACCCGTTCGGAGTGGCCTTTTGGAACGAGAGGTCCTCAGCGATGCGCTGGTCGTACTCACAGCGGAAAATCGCCTTGGCGCCGCCCCAACTCTGGGCGAACACCCCATCCAGTCTCATCTTGCAGCGGATACCCATGGTCCTGCTCCTCACTTCTTCCCAAGCACACGGTTGGCCTTGGAGTCGATCTTGCACTCCTCGGTCTTGCTCATGCGGCCTTTGTGCTCCGCTTCGCTAGCGCGGGCCTTGGCATTCTTGGCGTGGGCCTTGTCCTCCACCGGGTAAGAGCGCCCCGGTCCTGCGAACTGCGAGTCCATGAGCTTGTTGCGGCCTTTGGCCGTGAGTTTCGCCATCTTCGCCTCCCGAGCAAGTTCACCAATAAATCTGTTGCGCTGCCGATGCCCCAGCATCGCTTGGCGATCAGCTTCTTCCAGCGGAACGTAGCGGAGAGTCACTCCTCCACCTCCAGGTCGATCACTTGTGGCCCCTGGGGTTGACGCTCGATCGTAACTCCCGTCGGCTGGGGCGCATCCACGAACTGCACCGTCACGCTCACGCCCCCTGCCGGACCACCGCCCTGGCCCTGGCCACCGGAGCCCTTCGGCCCCATGCCCGTGCGATCCAGCGCCAGTTCCGCGATCTCCTTCACCTCTCGGTTGGAGAGTTTCTCCGGGGCCTCCTCCAGGCGCTGCTGGAGTTCCTCCACCGCGGTCAGGCCCAGGGTGGAGAGGCGCTGGTGGACGTCGTGGTAGATCGCCTCCTTTTGGGTCTTGTAGTACTCGATGAGTTCCTGGAAAGCGGGGTCGCCCTTGAGGATGCTGATGCGGCTCTGCGAGTAGCCCGTGAGCGCGCTCACCTCCACCTGCTTGATGCCATCCGCCAGCAGCTTCGCGATGAGGTGATGGGCGCTTCGCAGCGTGGTGATCGAGGGCGTGGTGCTCCCCACCGGAGGGCGCTCCACCAGCACCTTGAGGTCTCCCTCCCCCAGTTCCCGAGTCACCACCATGCTCAGCGGCGTGCCACGCTTCCCGCCTCTGGCTCCGCCGATGTCCAGCACCTGGACCGTTCCGCCGCTCTCCTGGTCGTCCACCGCCTTTACTCCGCTGCGCCCCAGCACCCAAGTGCACCTGAGGCCTGCCCCCATCCTAGGCGCGCGTGGGGAGAGGCTCAAGCACCTGCGCGGGAGCACTGGTGGGTTTGTGGGTCGAGTCGCCCCGGCTGGGGGTCGAGGTCCTATAGATGGGTCTTTGTGGGTCGGTATAAAACTGGTCAGGCACAAAGGTCGATGTGGCTAGGCATCTCGGCACGAAGTCCCTTCGGGCAGGCCCCCCGTCAGTTCCCATCCCAGCCCAGGCTGCTCGGGCCAGGGTCCTGGGGGATGCGCCCAGCGCTCGCCCAGCGGTTGCTTGCAGCTGCAACCACCAGCTCCAGGTGAGTGGGGCTCAGGAGCGGTTGCTAACAACTGGTGGCACCAGCTTTGCACCCTGCATCTTTGGCACCAGCGGTAGGCTCCAGCTGCACACACCAGCTATGCGTAAGCCCTTCGAGTTGACGCTTGCCATGAACAACTGGTGCACAAAGCGGGAACGTTTGCGAACTCCCTTGCGGCCCTTAGTATGGTGCCAGCCCCACCCGGTAGGCCACTCCACGGGCCGGAAAACGCCCTTTCCGGGCATGTTGGCACCAGCGGTAAACCCCACCTAAACCACACCCTAGGCCACATGGATAGCGGTTAGCAGCAGGAAACCCAATGACTCCAACCACTTAGCATTTGTGCCCACCTTATGCCCGGTTTGTGACAAGTGGCTCCCCAGCGTGTTATGTGGGGCTCGGACGGTAGGCTCGGACGTGGCCATATTTAGTTGCAAAATCATATTTTTTTTTTACTATTTCAAACCTATCGATACCCACCTCCCATTATCATTTGCACCAGCAAATGTCCGTGACGTCCGAGCCGTTCACACATACACGCTAGGTGCCCGACCGTCACAACGGGGGCATAAGGTGCCCACAACGGCCCACAAGGGCCTGACCAACTGGGACCACAGGCACGCCAACTGGGACCAAACTATTTTCGCCGAGCCCCAACTTTTTTGCATTGTGGGCCTTGAACCTATGGAAACCCACCCCACATGGTATTGTGTAGAACATTGGTGGGTCCGGGGCGTATCGCGCCCAGTGTGTTCCGTGCCCCCACCGCACACGCTCTTTGACATTGTTGGTCCGACGAGTCGCACAAGGCGCGCCTTCCCGAAGGGAGCGTGCCATGAGTCTCAACCGAGACATGACTGAGCTTTATCGCCAATTGGGGCTTGACCCTAAGCGGCACCTACCGGATGCGGGCTTACCACCCCGCTTCATTGCCGGAACGTTGGTTTGGGTTGCGCCGGTGACTACCAAGCGCAACCGTTTCACCCACAGGGTGATATGCCAATGCCCCGTATGCGGCACCACACTTTCCGCCGGGCGGTTGTTCCAGCACCGCGACACCGAGCGGTGTGCCGATAACCTGTTCTATGCCGGCAATCGCACTCCAAAGGTGCGGTCATGATCGGCCCCGTTGCGGGGTATGTCATGGATTGCATCGAGCAGGGCATCAACCCCGACCAGTACTTTCAAGCGTATTTCATGGCCAAAAGCCGGGGGTTGCCCTGGCGCGAATGCCAGGACATCGCAAACATGGCAGATCTGGCCATGCGTTGCGACCAGAGCCATATGGTTCCCAGTTTCCGCATCACCAAGCCCCTTTCCGCTAACGCATGGCTTGCCTCGTATTGGGCAGGCCACTAGCCCACCTCACCCCGCGCGCCTTATGTGACTCGTCGGCCAGCCCAGGCCATTCGCTTTGCGAGTGTCCGTTATTTCTCATCGTCAAACCCCGTCACCATGCCGCACAAGGAGCGCAAGCTCGGAGTGCACCGCAATGCCGAACTATTTCTCTTTCACCCGGAAGGGTGAAACCAAGCCCACCACATTCGACAAGATTGACGAAGAGCTTTGCGCCCTTATGGGGCAGCCAGTTCATCCGACCAAGTTTCTATATGGCTGGTATGACTTTTTCGGAGAGGCTGTGGCCGTTGGTATGAAGCTGGATGATCCCCGCTTCGACAAGTGGCTCGAAGGCAACCCGGAAAGGTTGAAAATCCGAGACTATCTTCGCGACAACTTCACAACCAACGCTTGGTATCAACCCCACTAACCCGCCAACCTGCGCTCCTTCTGTGGCATGGTGATACTTCCCAGGAGAGCACCATGGACACGAACAATACTCTTGCTTCGCAGGCTCCCGCCGCAACGGCCAAAACCCCGTTCCGGTTCGAGCCCGAGCGCTTCCGGCACTCCACCATTTACAAGGAGGATCTGCCGGTTGCCGCCATCGACTACCTGCTGGGCTATGGCTACTCCAAGTCCATGCAGGACAAAATCGCCGGTCAGGTGAAGCTGCGGAAGAGCATCGACTCGGACAAGGCCCTCACGGAGCGCGCGGTCAAATACATCAAGGATAACATGCAGAAGGGCATGACCAAGGCCCAAATCGACGCGGTCCGCGCCAAGGCCGCCGGGCTCTATGGCTTCGAATACGCCACGGAGTACGAGATCGACAAGGGCACGGGCAAGCCGAACATGGCGAAGCCCACCCGGTTCGACGAGGCTCGCATCACGGCCGAGTGCAACGATATGTTGGACTCGCGTCACGCGGACATCCTCGCGGGCACGGTCAACACCCGCGCGGCAGCGGCCGCTCCCAAAGTCGATCCCATCACCAAGCATATGATGGAGTCGGCACTGGCCACGGTCACGGCGGCGATTACGGCCAAGGGCATGACCCTGCCGGCCGAGGATCTGGAGGGCTATGCCCAGGTCTACTTCGAAAGCCACTACGCGCAGTTGCGCGCGGCGGCCGAGTTGGCGTTGACGCCGGCAAAGGTCGAGTCCCGCAAGGTCTTTTCCCTCGCGGACATCGGCCTGGAGGAGGAAGAAGACGCGGCCTAACGGCCGAGCGGAGGGGGTGGCGCAAGTCACCCCCTTTCCTACTCCAGCGCCATCGCCAGCCATGGGCACACGCCCATGAAAGGAGCTTCCCATGACTCGCCTTCAAATCGCCAAAGGGCTGCTGCTTGTGTTGGCCGCAGCCCAATTCGCGGACGTGCTATCCACCAAAGCTGCGCTCATGCACGTTGGCACGAGCGAAGCCAACCCCCTGATACGTCAGTTGATGCAATGGCTCGGCCAGTATTGGTGGCTGCCGAAAATCGGCCTTGCAGCGTTTTTCGCCGCATATGCCCTGCGCATTGCCCGCGTCACCCGCACCAGACTGGTGATGCTTGGCACACTGACCAAGGTCTATGCCCTGGTCATTCTTTCCAACCTGACGCTCTGACGCGGCGTTCGCCATGATCGTCTACAGTGTGGCGATGTTTGTAATGTTCGCCCTTGTCGTCAGGCTATCCATTCGGATAGTTAACACGATCCACCAACTGGCAGAAGCTCGTCGCCAGCGCCGCAACCCTTACAAACCCTGGAAATGATGCGAAGCCCCAGCACCCAATTGTGCTGGGGTTTTGTGCTCTGGGGTGCCGGGGCAGGAGTTACCTTGGACACTCACCCCGAAGGGCGCAGGGACACGCGAAGCGTGCTCGTCACACCTATCACAACCATAAGCACACCAACGCAACCCACCGTTTGCTTTGCCGTCCGCCACATGCCACAATCCACCCATCCCGAGCGTATCCCGCTCCCACTTCCACCCCGCGAGCTTCATCATGCCATTTGCCTGGGTACTCATCATCATCGCCGCCACAGGTGCGCCAGAGCGGCCAGATCTTCCACACCCTGCAGCCTCGGTTCAATTCGCTACTCGCGAGACTTGTGAGATGGCTGGGGATTGGGTCACGCGCCAGGGACTCCGCTCCCAGTGTTTCTCCACCGGCGTAGCGATCTTTTCCAGGCTGAGCGAAAGCCGCTGAGCCCCCGGTCCGGGGGAGCGTTTACCACCAACTCGGAGTTCCAAATGCCAATCAGCAAAGAGCGGATGCAGTCCCTTATCTCCGCTGCGCAGGAATACGTGGAGAGTTCCCGCGCGCTTCGTCGCGAGGTGATTTTCATCGTCAATCGAGTGAGGCTCGGAGCCATGACCCAGGAAGACGCCCTGGCTGCGCTTCTCGAGTCCGCCCACGTCAACACCCCTAGCGAAGAGGCAGTTGCCACAATCGCAAACGAGGATCAATGGCAGCGCCGAACCGCCTCCACAAACGAGATGAAGCGGAGGTGGATGGCCCAGCAACGAGCCATCGCCAAAGGCGAACCCCTCCCCGACGATCTCCTCCCCTACAAATCTCGCTCCATAAGCGCCACCAGACTGGCGATGGAGGAAGAGGCTCGACAGGCCATGGCACAAGCCGGCCGTCAGCCCAGTGCAGAGGAGATCCTCGCCCAGGCGATGGCCGAGGCTACCATCGCCCCCAAGCTCACGGGTGAGCGATGAGCCAAGTCGAGGCCCCAGGTGGGTCCAAGCCCCAGTCTCGCAAAGTGGGGCTCTTCGACCCAGACCACATGCCTCCGCTCGCACGGGGTGAACCTCTCAACGGCCGCACTGTCATCTACTCCTCCATCATCGCCAAGCGGGGGTTCTTGCTCCGCGAGGAGAAGGAGGGGCTACTGGAAGGGACAATGGTACTCGTGGACGCAAGCTTCGATTTCACCATCAACGCCACTATCACCGAGCGTACTGAGGCCCGTGCGCTGATCAAACGATCGCTCAACGCATTTCGGCGAGGCAAGGCCAGAGCGGCCCAACTCCAACTCCAGGTCCAAATCACAGTCCAAGTCGAGCCCACCCCCGGCCCGGCATTGCTCCAACTACCAGCTGCACCCGAGCCCGCCAAAGCTCCTCCCCCAGCACCCTCGCGAGTCGGTCCGCAACCCTCTCGTGCCGCCTACACCGCTGCGCTTCGTGCGGCCCGCTCACCGGAACAAATCGCAGCGGATCGGGAACGGGATGCAGAGCGAAAGCGGGCGGCGAGGGCGAAGGCGGCGCAGGCTCGGGAGGGCGAGGCTGGAGGGGATGGCGCGTAGGGCCGGATTGCGGACCGCCACGGCCCCGGGTGGATTTTAGGGTGTCACCCACGCGGGAAAGGGGGATGGCACATGGGCGCGCGGCAATCCGCCAATTCCGGGCAATCCACCACCCGGATACCCCTTGCCGACCCGCCCACCGTGGCCACACCCTATCCGCGCGTCGGCATCAAAAGGAACGCGCCCGCGTGGCACAAATTTTCTTGAAAGTCAACCCTTGTTTTCACACGCCA